CGACGGTGCCTGTCTGGATTGCCAAATATCTACTGCAATCATCATTGAGGCTTCGCGTACTGCTGCAACACTGGCATAAGCGGTTGAGTGATTTGGGCCGCGTACCAATCCAAATGGCACAACCAAGTGCGTTGTTTGATCGCTTGCTGTTCTTGAATAAGTAAAGGTAAAAGTTGTGTATCCGGTGATTGTATAAGTGCCGTTAAATGTTGCCGTATCCGATTTGGTAATGGTAACGCTTTGGCCGGTAACAAATCCGTGTGGCTGTGTTGTTGTAATCGTTGCCACATTGCTGGTTAGTGCTGTCGAATAAACAAGTGCTGAGTTGTACCAAAGGTAAGCATCAATTATATCTTGAGCACTTTGGCAAACTTCCTCAACTGTTGCATCTGCATAAAGAGTACCAATGCCAAGATTTGTGCGAAGTTCTGCCATTGTTACATAAGTGGCGGCCATTGGTATCTCCTTTCAGTTTAGAGGCCAACCCCCTGCCGGACTAGGGGCAAGGGGCGGCCGGACTAGGGTTGCGATCAGGTCAGGTTGTAACGCTGCAATCCTGTTGCAATTAAGGTTTTAACTGCCATAAATCCAAACAACTCAATTTCAATTTCACCAGAAGTTGGCACATTGGTTTGAAGTTGCAAGATTGGTGATTCATAAATTGCAATTGCTGATGGTGTAACAATAAATGCTGCATCATCAATGGTTGTTGAAACCATATTTGAGTCAACCCAGAGATCCAAGCCCATAACATCGCCGCGCAAAGTGCGAGGTGTGGATTGTCCATTTGCATTGCTCGGCATCGCCGCATTGTAAATACTGCGCCCAGTCGAGTCATTCGCACCGATAAGTAATGACCAGATTGAAGTTCCAGCAATGAATGCTGTTGCAACTTCACCTGCACCGGCATAAACCGCTGGTGCTGCTTGCGCAACATAAGCCTGAATACCTGCAATGGTTGCAGCCTGTGTTGAGGCTTGTGTTCCACCGCTGACGATCTCGGCAATAACTGCTGCATCAACTGCTTTGTTGTAAGCACGAGTCATATTTTCAAGCATTGCATCATAGAAACTTGGATCGCTGCGAAGTAGGAGAGCCTGATCCACCCGTTGTAAACCTGCATATTTGGTTACTGTTGCATTTACATATGCAGACACAATGCCGGTTTCAGATGGTGCTGCTCCCGCCGCAGTGCTTGCGACTGTTCCGTTTGTGGTTATCTTTGGGTGACTGATAACCATTCCTGAATTTGGCATCACACGCGCACCACCGCAAGCATCAATTGTTGGCCGGATTCCAACTGCTGTATCAATTACTGTTGGAACATAAGCAACCGGTGAAAATGCTGGGTTGGTTGAAAAATCATCATCAGCAAAAGTCATCATTTTTTTGGCATAAGCATCAGCAGCGCGAACATATAACGCTGAATCGTCATTGCCAAGTTTTGCAAGCACTGTGTGTTGCAAATAGTTTGATTTGGTTTTGATTGGGTTGCGCACTTCGGTGTGTGCAACTGGTGTGTATTTTGCTTGTGAGGCTTCGACCTTTTGGGCTTCTACCTCTGGTGCTGGGGTAGCGTTTTCCACGCTGGCCTCACTTTCGGTTGGTTGGGTTTGTGTTTCCTCTACTGGTTCAGGCACTACTTCACTAGCTGCGACCGATTGAACGGCTGCGCTTTCAAAGGCTGCTGCCTGCACCAAACTCACTTCTTTCAGACTTGCTTTTGTAACATATAAAATGCCGTTGCGTGGTTCGCTTGCATCAACGATCACGCCAACACTCAATCCATCGCGCAGTTCAGATGCCTCAATAAGGGCATCATTGCCTTTGGTTGTTGGTGCAATTTTGAAGGATGCGTAAATGCCAGATGTGTCCTCACTAGCAGATTGCATCACACCAATTGGATCTTTGGCATTGTGCTCCAGTAAAAGTTTAATTTTGCCACTGGTGTTGTAACTGATGGAGCCGCGCTCAAACACCACTGCGCCTGCGCTTGTATGCCCCACTTCTCCAAAGGGTACGATCTTGCCTGCAATAATTCGCCGGTCTGAATCAGCTGCCTCAACGGTTGTGTTAAAGGTTAGGTGTAGGGGCTGTAGTTCCATTGCCTGCTCCATTCGGGGTGAGATCTTCCATTTCTTTAGCCTGATCCAGTGTGATCAAATTAAGTGCAAGCATTTTCTCAATCACTGCAAGCCGTGTAAGTGCATCGGATCGCAAGAAGGTTTCATCGATTTCAAAGCGCACTTCATTGCCACGCGCTGTGAGATCATCCATTGATAAGCGTTCCTCAATGGCTGAAATAAATGGCCTCAATGTGTAATCGACAAATTGCCTGCGCTCATCAATAACATTTGAATAAGTCATTGAATTATTTAGATCAGCAGACAAATACCAAGCCGGTGTGTTGCAAAGCCGTGCAATTTCTGTTGCAAACATTTGTTTGGCTTCGTTGTAGAGCATATCTTTAGGAGAGAAGTTAGTTGGCTCAAATCTAAGAGTGCTGGATAAGTAAGCCGTGCTTCTCTGTTGTCTTGCCAACTTCCACGCGCCAAGTAGTCCAGTGATTTGTTCCTCTGGCAAATCTGCACCGCTGTTTTGAATGTAACCGGATGGCATCGGCGTAGATGCTGCAATTGCACTTGCTTTTTCAAGATCCAATGCGGCTTTGATAGTGCGACCACCGCGACCCAATATCCCCAAAGAATCTAGTGCTTGAAAAGTTACGATACTGCCCAAGCCGTTTTGTGGTCGCAATCCTGATCCATCAACATTGTAACCAACAACCAATGTGTTGTTGTTGTTTAATTTTTGTGTTACGCGATCAAATGACACCCAAGCAAATCCTGATGGTCTGCCACTGTCTGCAAATAAAGTTGTTACTTCCCAGAATGCAACACCGTGCATAAATAAATCTGAAACTGTAGCTGCAATAGTTACTGATCTTGGTTGTCGGTAATCTGGTTGTTGCAACCAAAGTGGTTCCTCTAATTCTTGCCCTGTGCTTTTCTTGTATAGATTCAAAGGCAAACTGCCAACAACACCAGTGATTAGTGAGTGGCAGCGCGCAACACTGGGAACGGCCAGTGCTTCGATTCGGGAAACAAATACGGCTGGATTGTAAAAACTTTGTACGCTGTAGCCTTCCATTACTGGTGGCGCGTACTGCGCTTGGATGCTTGGCACTGACTCCGGAATTACTGCATCAACTAAGCGCAAAGCGGACAATAAACCCATATCATCACTATACGACAAACAAGGGTAAAAAGTATTCAATACCCTTCGGCGTGTCTAATTGACATATATGGCCGCAATTGCTTGTGGCTTGTTGGCATACCAAATCACCATTGCGCTGCAAATAGCAGCAGCTACTTCACCGGCTGATTTTCGGCGCACGACTCTCCAGCCACTATCGGTTGTGCGCATTGCGCAAGAGTTTACCGATTCGCTCAATTCGTATTCATCTCCGTGCTCAATCCGATTGTGGCTCATTGCTGCAAGCATCTCATCGCACGCACTGGCAAATAACTGGCCAGAAATCTCCATCACCGGAACGCCGGTATGAGAAAGCCGTGCTGCAACACCGGCTGTGGTGTAGCGATCAAATAGCAGCATCTTTGGCCTAAACCTTTTGATGTGCTCATTAATCTCACTGGCCACTTTAAGATCGTCAATAGATGCTTCACTTTTCCAAGTCTGCAAGCATTTGAGTTTGACCTTATCGCCATTTAACTGACCTGCCACAAGAGCTGCGTGCCTACGGCTTGGGGATATATCTATTGCGAAAAATGTAGATGCACCGGCCTCAAAGATTAGATTCTCAACCTTGCAAGATTCCCACGCGCCGGTTGGCCAAGGGCTGGCAATGTTCCCAATAAATTGATTTAACAACTCACTTCGGCTCTTGCTTTCATCCTGTGTTGCAATCTGGTGCTCAATAGTTTCAAGGCTAACGGTATGCCCCAATGCAGGCTGCGCTTCAATGTAACCTTTGCGGTCGCTCAATTTGCGACTTGGCAACGCACTCCATTCGAGCCAACCCAATGATGGGGTTTTGTCTGCAAGAGCCTTCTCACGCATTTGATTCAAAACCGTGCTGCCTTTATGTCCTGCGCTGCTGGCCGTGAGCACAACCGCGTTGGGCTTTGCAATTGTTGTGAAGTTAGCAGCAGCCCAAGCCGCCTCATCTACATTTAACAATTCATCTACAACAAATAACTCTATTGATCTGCCACGCGGGGCGGCATCTGTTGCAGCTAGTACGACTATTGAGCCGCCATCCTTAAACTGCATCCTTTGCATCCCGTTACTCAGGTAAGTCTTGCCCCACTTAGCCATCAACACGGGATTGGCTTGGATAATCCAATGAATCTCTCTAAAGGTTTGAGCACACCCTTCGCGATTAGCACTCATCATACCAATTGACTTTGTACCAAATAGGTAAAGATGCGCCAAGATCATAACCTTGCACAATTCGGTTTTGCCTTGTTGGCGCGGCAAAGACAAATGAATTAATTTCCTGACCCAACGGCCATCTTTTTCCAGTAACATATCTCCAAGCGCATTGATTTGCCAAGGCATTAAGTGGATCCCAATGGATTCTGCAAATGCCACAACCTCAGGTGCGCGGGAAGTTGCACCGGCAACGGGGCTTGTAAATATGCGGGGTGTAGGGCTACCTATAACCGACCCCCCAACGATACCTTCAACATTTGGCAGGTTTTTTTTTGCTTGTCCTATAATGTCCTGATTTAATATATTATCGCTGTCCGATTCGTCCCTAATTTTGGAGATTTTAGCCATTGC